AGAGCAAGGTCGAGGAAGTTCCAAACTCTTTGGAGGCTTTCACTCACGGCGGAACAGTCTCGACCGATACTGCCAAATCCTCAGAATTCTTAACTGTCACCTAATCAACAAACACAGGGGCAGTACACGTCGAACAAACGCGCGTCGACGCTTCAGGTCGATGTGATTCAAATCCAGTTTCAGCGTCAAAGTCGTTCGAGTACCTCAACTTATGACCTGACGAAAACATGAAGGCACCACGTTGCGCGTTCATGGACAAGCCGCGCCTAGACGCGCAAGATCCTTGCCAAAGGAGTTCAACATGCGCCATGACGACGAAAGCGGCATTCAGGCCGAAATCAACGAGCTGATGAGTGAGCTGCGTATCGATGTAGAGCGCCTCAATATTGCTGCAGACAGCTCGGCAACGCCCGACGACATCAAGCATATGATCGCCGCACTCGCAGACAAAATCAGCGGCATTTCTTCTCTAATGCGCTGACAAGACGGAGAAGCGACTGAACCCCGACGCTTTTCACGCTTATCTTTGCAGAAGGATTTGTCCTGCGTAAACATTGAGTATGCGGAATTTGAACGACCAGCCCCGTGCAAGAATCTGTCAGCCGACGTGTGGCTGGCAAGGAGAAACAAGAGTTCAGGGCATCAAGTTGGCCGTATCAAATGCAACCTGGATGCGATGTTCAGTCAAATGGCAGAGAGAAACGGAGCTTTACTCATCTCCCTGGTGATAGTGCGCGAGTGGTGGGCGGCAAGACACTGAACACATCCTTCTTACGCAGTCTGCATCTGCCCGAAGCACCTGCGCCTCCAAAGAGGAGGAGCAGGCTCTTTCTCATCAGTTTGTCGGGTTTTCCGGCGCATTTGGAAGCGGAGCATTTTCATTCGGCTTCGGCTTAGGTGCCGGATCGCTCGGGTCGTATGTCGGTGTCGGCTTCGCAGTCATGCAGGCTTCCCTCCGTCTTCTGGGTGACCAGGATGCTCAGGCGCGTCGTCCTGCTGCGGGCTCGTATCAGGATACGGCTCAAACGGTTCGTCGCTTCCCGGCTTGGCCGGATTTGGCTTGTCTGTCATCGTTTTTTCCCCGAGGTGAGACGACTCAAGTCGATTGATGCGTAGGAGTTGCCTCCTGATCGCGCGGGCCTCCAAGCTGCGACCTCGTTAAGCGGCTTTCTAGCCTAGGGGCCTGCGCTGACTTGCCGTCAGTGCAGACCCTGCGAGACTGGATCAGAGGGGCATGCTACGACTGTCTTCGCATATGATTCTTCGCACCGGACCCTGCTCATGCGACGTTTCGGCGCGTCGCTTATTTCGTGTTCACGGATTGTCTATTGCGGTCAGTGCTCCCAAGCACCTACGAGAGCGAATCACGCAAGATTCCCATGACGGGTCGTCCGCGGTCGACGTGACTGGACAAGTTCCGGGTCCATCAGTGCTTCTCGCACCCTGAGTCGAATGCAATTCACGCCAGTGCAGATGATGACGCCTGAGATGCCGGGCAACAGGAAACGTCGTTTAAACGCCTTGTATGATCGCGCTCGATGCCGGTCTGGATCAAGGCCTTGCGCCTGAATAGCAGCAGCAGCAGCCACCCCGGCGCAGGCGATAGTTGCGACGTAAGACGCCGCTGCACGGGCGTTCTTCAAGCACTGCTTTCGCGCCCCATTCATCACACTGACAATCCACGATACCAGCAACGACATCTCTCACGATGCCCTGTAGGCGACTGTCTGAACATCGACCGCAACGTATCTGATCGCTCTGACCGGAATCTTGAGGCTGAGGAGATCGCTGATGGATAGGCACGTTATAGGACGCGGCGGCGGCTTCGACAGGGGGCGTCCCGTCACCCTTGAGCGCAACCTAATCGTAAAATCTCTCGGCCATAAGGGGTGGCACCTGTTCTCGTCGCGATCGTACTTCAGGATAGCTCAAAGGTACGACCGTATCTTGTCCTATCGCACGAAGACGCCATCGCTCCTGAATACTGCGAAAAGCATTCAGGCGACGACGTTGTCGTCGCCCTGATCCACGAATCGGTTGTCTATGCTTTAACCAAAGGTCGTGACTGCCCGACGCGGAAGCGTATAAAAGCACGACTACCGAGCGAGGCTTAGTGCATATCAAAGCTGCGGCATGCCTCCATGGACAGGCAGAAGAGTGCCCGTGGTGAAGGTGTTATCGGGGTCTGCAAGATATACATAGGCGCCAGCAAGCTCCGCCGGCTGACCAGGGCGACCCATCGGTGCCTGCGATCCGAACTCTTTGTGTTCCCCGGAAGGCATGCCAGTAGCAATGAACGGCGTCCAGATTGGGCCCGGCAGGACCGCGTTAACTCTTATCCCCTTCTCGACGAGACTGCCTGCCAACCCCACAGTGAAATTGGCTATAGCCGCTTTTGTCATGGAGTATGGAATCAAGATCGGCATTGGTGTCCTGGTATTGACCGAGGAGGTGTTGATGATCGAAGCACCTGGCTGGAGATGTGGAATCGCTGCTTTAGTTAGATAAAACATGCCATGCACGTTTGTATCGAAATGACGGCGCCACTCCTCGTCAGATATGTCGAGAAGGCTTTCACGGGGACACTGGAAGGCCGCATTATTGACCAGAATGTCGAGCTTACCAAACGCGGCAATGGTTGAAGCCACAAGCGAGACACAGGTACCTGCGTCTCGGATATCTCCGGGCAGGAGAACACATTCACCGCCCAGCTTGTCGATCGTGACCGCGACGTCGTCGGCGTCAGCGCTTTCTTCCTCGAGGAAAGAAAGCGCTATCTGGGCTCCCTCTTTGGCATAGGCAATTGCCACAGCGCGACCGATGCCAGAATCTCCCCCGGTAATGAGCGCTACGAGCCCTTTCAGGCGACCGTTTGCCCGATAGGAGTCGACGCCATAATCGGGCTGAGGTGTCATTTCCGCAGAAAGGCCCGGAAATTCCTGGAACTGCGTCGCAAAAGGTGGCTTGGGATGACGGGTTCGCGGATCGATGAGAGACATGCTGGACACCAACTCTGTGAGAGGAAGGCAAGCCAACGGGTTAGATCTCTCGCGGTTTGACTTAAATATTTAGCAGCCTCAGAGGGGCATATGGGCAACTTTTGTGAATCGGCAGCGCATACACGTTATTGCGCGTGTCTCTTTTTGAAAGAGACACTTCTGTACGCGCGCTCGGCAGACGAACTAGAGTAGCAAGCAGGCATCTTGGGTCACGTCTATGGCGGATAGCCGGGTTGTCCTGACCGGCTGCGGTGCCCCTTGCCGCCAGCGTCAGCAGAGCAGAAATAGACGAAAAAGGTCAAAGCTTGAAAGGTTTAGTTTCGTAAACAATAGCACGGTTGTGGTACCGTTAGACGCAATATAAGCAGCAATGGACGAGTCCGAACGGGCTATCCCAGTCGAGGCTAATTCTCAAAAAATGGCTGATTTCTGCTGGTGAGGATGGTGGGTGCGACAGGGATTGAGCCTGTGACCCATGCCGGAGACAAAACGGGTGCCGTGCTGGTCGAGGAATTGCAGGAGTGCCTTGAGCGTCTCGCACTCACCGGAGACACCGAACGGCAGATGAAGACCTCGGCGCCGGCTATCGATGCCATGCTAGAGGCCACAGAAGCCGCGTGGAAGGCAGGGAACGCCCTCTCGGGTATCCGATTACCGGCTACCAGGGTTTGAGCGACCTCCTGAGCGGTCTGAAACCGGGTGGCGTGTATGTCGTCGCGGCTCGGCCGCGCGTCGGCAAGTCGTCGCTGATGCTCGGGCTGGCCATGCGTGCAGCCCAGACCTCCGGCCGGGGCCTGATCTGGTCCGGCGAAATGTCGACCGAGGAGCTGATGAGCAAGGCAGTGGCGGGGAAGACCGGCCTTCCGGTCGATGTCGTCATGACGGGGCATTGGAAATTTCCGAACGGCGAAAGGCGGCCGGTGTCACGCGAGGACATGGATCGGATCGTCTCGGCCGGAATGGCAGCCCACGATATCCCGATGATGGTCGATGACCGCGAGGGCGCGACCGTGCAGCAGATCCTCACTCGGGCCCCGCGCATGAAGCGGCAGAAGCAGGGCCTTGCGTTTATCGCCCTCGACTACCTTCAGCTCATGGAGGCCAGTGCGGCCGTGAAGCGATCAGGCAACCGCACGGCCGAAGTGACCGAGATTAGCCGCGACGTAGCCCGCATGGCCCGCGAACTGAACGTTCCGGTGATCGCCCTGTCCCAGCTAAACCGGCAGTCGGAGAACCGCGAAGACCGCCGCCCTTCCCTTGCCGATATCCGCGACAGTGGCGCGATCGAACAGGACGCCCGAGGTGTGATGGCGCTCTACCGCGAGGAAATGGCGCTTCGGCTTCTCGTTGGAGCAGATGGGCAAGTCAGCCGGAACAGCGGCGAGAGCGATGCGGCCTACGAGAAGCGCGCGGCCGAAATGACCGAACGCCTGGCCAAGTCGGCCGGCACAGCCGAGGTGATCGTGCTTAAGAACCGAGGCGGCAGGACCGGCATCGTCGGAATGCAATTCGACGGACCCTCGACCTGGTTCCGGGGCGATGATGAGCGCCAGAATAGCGCTGCCTGGTGAGTGTCGTTTTTTGTTGAAAAGCGCACGAGATCGTTGGGATAGTCTAGGCGTTCAAATCTAGAGGATTACAAATGCAGACGAAAACTTTGCGGAACGCAGCGCGCATTGACACCGAGGCTAGACTGATGCTTGGGGATAAAGCTTTTATTGATCGTCATTCTGTGGGCTTCTTTCTGCACCAGGGGCAAGAAGCTACATGCGTAAATAGCGATTTGAATGACGAAGTTGCTCTACAATTGAAAAGCGGCGATGAAGTGAGTGACTCGAGAAGTGGGTTAATAATAATTGAATATTATACCAGAGCTACGCCTGATGGCAATGTAGAAGCAGAATTCGAGTTACCTAGACAAAGCTAACATGCCACTCATCGAGTGACGATAGCCCGCCTTCCCTTCCCCACCTGGCGCGACCTGGCCGACACGCTCGCCAGCCGAGACCCCGACCAGCGCTTGACCGAAATTTATTTCCTTTTAGATGACGAAGAGTCCCACCGGCGATCCTGATTATACTGATATGTCCCCAGCATATCCGACGTCCGCTCGTCTTCCTTCGCTTGTTGGTAGCAGGTGTCTACACTTACCCCCATGGCGCGGCATTTAGCCATTTTCTCTTCGAAGCTCTCGCAAGCGGATAAGGAAATAATTATCAGACCACTTACTATAAGGCGCGTAAACATTACCGTCTTCCTCCATCGGCTATATTTCCCCTGTAATAAAGGCGGATGTTTGTAAAATAAATGGCAAATATGAGGTTGGCTGCGTAGCGTGGGATCGAGCCATAACTTGAATGGTTTTCCTGTACATCGGGCGCGGTTTTTGCGATAATCGGGGCATGCCGAAGCCAACAAATCCTGCTGATGCTACAGCGCCAAAACAGCGAAAGGCTGCGCTTGGCAGGCCGTTCCAGCGAGGTCAGTCTGGCAACCCGGCAGGCCGACCCAAAGGCACGCGAAACAAACTTTCCGAAAACTTCATCGCGGCGCTTTACGCTGACTTCGAGGAGAACGGCATTCAGGCAATCCAAGACATGCGGGTCGAGAGGCCGGGCGACTATGTGAAGGTTGTCGCAAGCCTGATCCCGGCGCAGTTCCAGCAGGTCGATGAAGACGGCAAGGTGCAGACACTTGGCGTGATCGCCCTCCCCGTCAAAGGCTCGAAGTGACGAACGTTGTCTGGTCGCCAACCGATCGACAACAGGTCTTTCTGGCAGCCGAGGAAGAGGAGGTTCTATACGGGGGTGCGGCTGGCGGCGGAAAGACAGACGCGTTCATCGTGGACGCTCTCGGACTATGGCAGAGCGCGCCTCTGGTGCCTCGCTACAAGGCTCTGATCCTTCGCCGGTCCTACCAGCAGTTGCGCGAGGTGATTGACCGTGCGCGAGCGTTGTATCCGACCATTCAGGGATTAGAAGGCGTGACGTGGAATGAGCAGAAGCACGAGTTCCGGTTTCCGTCAGGCGCCAAGGTGATCATGGGCTATGCCGAGCGGGATGCTGATGTGTTCCAGTTCCAGGGCGAGGAATTCCAGTGGATCGGCGTCGAGGAACTGACGCAGTATCCGTCTGACTTTGTCTGGACGTACCTCCGCTCACGTCTGCGTGGGACGAACCTGAAGCGGCTCATGCGGGCGAACTGCAATCCGGGCGGTATCGGCTCGAAATGGGTGCAGCAATACTGGTCTATTCCAGATGATGGGCGCGACACATGCTTGGCTTCATCGGTCGAGATCGAGGGGCAGACGATCACCACACGGCGGCGCTTTATCGGCGCTCGTGTGACGGACAATCCGTATATCGACGTTAAATACCGGGCTAATCTCGCAACCATGCCGGAAATGCAGCGCCGGGCTCTACTCGATGGGAGATGGGAGATGGGAGATGGGAGATGGGAGATGGGAGATGGGAGATGGGATGTGCTCGACGTTCCGGGGGCGATTTACAAGGCGGAAATGGACGCCATCAAGGGCGGTGAGCAGACTCGTCTATGCCGCGTGCCTTATGACCCATCGGTGCCGGTTTACGTTTCCTGGGATTTGGGTATTGCTGACAGCATGGCGTTCTGGTGCGCCCAGATCGTCGGGCGTGAAATCCACCTGATCGACTATTACGAGGCTAGTGGTGAGGCGATCTCGTATTACTGCGAATGGCTCGACGGGCGCGGCTATCGGTATGCAGAGGATCTGTTCCCGCATGATGCCCGAGCGCGTGAGCTTGGGACCGGTAAGACGCGTGAGGAAATCGCACGAGCCAACGGGCGCAAGGTGCGGATCGTACCCCATATCGGTGTGGATGACGGAATCAATGCTGTTCGCCTGTTCCTAGCCCGGTGCTGGTTTGACGAAGATCGATGCAAGCGCGGCGTCGAGTGCCTGACGAACTACCGGCGCGAATGGAACGATAAGCTGGCGCAGTTCAAAGCCAGTCCGGTTCATGACTGGGCGTCTCATGGCTCGGATGCCTTTCGATATCTCGCGGTCGGGCTGCGTGAGCGGACGAAGATTGCGCCTCAGCAGCCAGCCCGCGCACCAGTTAGCAACTGGATGGCGCGCTGACAGCGGGTTTTGCTGTACATGCTGCGCTTGCGTGAGTATTATATTACCACATGACACAGAAAGATTCAGACATCCTCACCAAGGTTGTAGAACGGCACCGACGCGGCGTTGATGTCGAGGCGTCTGCTCGCTCGAATTATCAGAGCGACCTGCGCTTTCTCTACGGCGATGCGCGCAATCAGTCGCAGTGGGACGCCGCTACGGTCATGGGCCGGACAAGCACCGGGCGCCCCTGCCTTACCGTCAACAAGACGCTACAGCATGTGCTTCAGGTAACGAATGCCTCGCGACAACAGACCATGGGCGTCAAGGTACGGGCCACCGGATACGGCGCCTCGCAGATGGCGGCTGAACTGCTTGAAGGTGTCATTCGGCATATCGAGGCACAATCCAATGCCCAGCAGATCGCCTATGCCAACGCCATCATGGGCCAGGTTGGCGGCGGTATCGGATATGTGCATCTGACCACCGACTACGTGCGCGATGCCGACACCTTCGATCAGGATATTTTCATTGAGCCGGTCATTGACCCGCTTTGTGTCGTGCTCGACCCCGACGCCACGCAGCTCGACAAGTCGGACGCAAATTGGGGGATGATTATTGAGGCGATCCCGCGCTCTGAATGGGACCTCGCATATCCCCGTGAGAAAGACCTCGACAATACAGCGCCCTTCGACGGTGTGGGAGAGTTCGGCGAAGATTGGGAAGGCAAGGACACGGTGCGCGTCGCCCGGTATTACCGGCGCAGCGAGGTCGAAGATACGCTCTGGAACGTGCCGCCGATCCCCGATCTGCAAGTTGCGGGCGGGCCGATGCGCGAGAGCGTGATGCCGGAAGAACTTCTCGATCTTTGTCGGGAGATTGGCGCACAGTCCCGCACCGTGACGGATCACTCCGTTGAGTGGTTCCTGATCGGCGGCTCTCGAGTGGTCGACAAAGGCGATACGGTATTCAATCAGATCCCTATCGTGCCGTTCGTCGGTATCGAGGTGACGATTGATGGCAATCTCGATCGCAAGGGGCTTACCCGCTTTCTGCTCGACCCGCAGGCCATGTTCAATTACTTCGCTTCGAAGTTCATCGAGGGCTTGGCCGCGCAGACGCTGGGATCGTGGCAGGCGACTGACGCGATGGTAGCGGGCCGCGAAAACGAATGGGCCCTGGCTAACGTCTCGCCGCCTGGCGTGCTGATCTCCAACAGCAAAGACCCTGACACCGGATCCGATATCGCAGGGGGACCTACGCCGGTCCCTCCTCCGCAGTTTTCGCCCGGCTACCTGCAGGCGATGCAGACATCTGAACAGCAGATGGGCATGGCGTCCGGCCAATATCAGGCCGAGTTTGGCCAGCAGAGCAACGAGACCTCAGGTCGCGCGATAGGCGAGCGTCAGCGCCAGAGTGACACGGCAACCTATCATTTCACTGACAACCAAGGCATGGCCCTGAGACGCATCGGCGCCATGCTGATCTTTGCCATTCCGCGCGTTTATGACGTAACGCGGGCCGTTCAGGTGCTCGGTGTCGACGGCACCATGACACAAGCCGTTATCGATCCAGGACTAGCGCAAGCGCACCAACAAATGACGCCCGACGGTCCAGTTCAATCCGACCCGTCTGCACAAGCCGAGGCTGAGCGTGCTGTGAAAGGCGCCATCCTCGCCGTTAATCTCAAAATCGGGAAATATGCAGTCGTCGCCGATGTCGGCCCGTCATGGGCGAGCCAGACGCAGGAAACGTTCAATGCTCTGATGCAGGTTGTGCAGGCCAGCCCCGGTTTGAACGCGCAATGTGGCGACCTCCTGTTCCGATCTGCGCCCTTCCCGCTCGCGTCCGAGATTGCAGACAGGCTCAAGCCTGCGGCCGATAACCCCCAGGCTTAGGCGCTCCAGCAGCAGTTGCAGCAGGCCGGACAGGTTATCGAGCAGCTCAAGAAGAAGATCGCCGACAAGGATCGGGATTTCGCTCTGCGTTCGGACAAGCAGAAACACGATCAGGTCATCGACCTGATGAATGCTGATGCGAAGACCCGTGAGCAGCAAACTGACGAGATGGCAGCAATCGGTTCGATCGCCCCGATGGAGCTTCTTCCCGTACTCAGAGGCCTCGTTCGCCGCATCCTTTCGGAGCAAGGCGTACCGGACGCGCCAATCCCCCCCGAAGATCCCGAGCCCATGGGGGCTGAACTGCCCCGCATGCCATCCACGAACCCACCAGGCGGGCTCATCCATGCCCCCGATCCCGTAAACGGAGCCGTTGACGTATGAGCGAAACACTCACAGCCCCCGCCGACACAGCAGGTGATGCCGAGACGGATGACCGTTTCGCAGGGATGGAATTCGAGACAGACAGGCAGGAGCGTGAAAGTGCTCTGCCGCAAGATGACGCTGGGCAATCCGAAGAAGAAAAGCAGGACGAACAGTCTTCGGGGCAGAAGAATACCGGCACCCCGGCGCGCTTGCAGAAGAAATTCGACCGCATGACGTTCGAGCTGCGTGAGGCGGAACGTCAGGCGGCTGCGGCGCGGGAAGAGGCCGAACCAGAACCGGCGCCGCGCACCGAGCGGCAGATCGAGCAGGAAACGCGGGCGCGGGTCGAACGTGAAAGCCATGAGGCGCGCGAGGTTGAGACGTTCAATCAGACGGCGCGCACGCTGGCTGAAGCTGTCGGAGCCGCATACGGCAACGATGCGATCACCGCATCGACGCATACGCTTGAACGAGAGGTCGGGCTTGATTTCAGTAATGCCGAGCACCGCCAACTCGTGACCGATATTGCGGAGCTTCCCAACGCGGCCGCAGTCTATCGCGGACTTGCTGACGATCTCGATAAGGCAGACGAGATATTCAATGCAGCGCCCCGGCGCCAGTATGCCATGCTTCAGGAATTCGCACGGTCACTCGACAAGGCGGCGCCTCCCCCGGCACCTGCACAACGCGCTATGCCTGCGCCTGTGTCCCAGGCTCCTCGTCCTGTGGCGCGCCCTCCGGCCTCTGCGCGTGCAAGCTCGCGGACTGGGTACGAGGACGAGTCATCTATGGAGGATTTCGTTGCAGCCAGAGAAAAAAGGCGGTAGCATCATACCGCAAATCATCTTTCCGTCACGGCGACGTTAAGCTGGCATGACTAGGCGGCACAGAGCCGCCCGCTCACGGGAGCGTAGCCACCCGGCTGTTGCGGGTTCTCAACCCGACATACGCGCGAGGCGCGGCATGAATGGCCCGATACGGGCAATCCGTGAGCAACCCAGGTGGCAAACAGTCTTTTAACGATCAAGATGATCACGCGCGAGGCACTGCGCGTTTTCCGCAATACCAACTCCTTCCTCAAGAACGTGGATACGCAGTATGACTCGTATTACGCACGTTCGGGTGCCAAGATCGGTCAGACCCTCAACATTCGTCTGCCGAATGACTACGTGGTCGGCTCCGGCCCCACGATCACGCCGCAGAGCACGAACGAGCGTCAGACCAGCCTCTCGATCACCAATCAGTTCAACGTGGCGATGTCGTTCTCGTCTGCGGACCGTGCCCTTTCGCTGGACGATTTCAGCAAGCGCATCATCACGCCTGCCGTAAACCGACTTGCCGGTCAGGTTGGGCGGTCAGGGCCCGGCCCAGCACTTCGTCCACAACACGGATGCAAGCAACAACACGATCTCACCGACCGCCGCGACTGTTCTCCAGGCTGGTGCGATCCTAACCAATAACGGCGTGCCGGAAGGTATCCGTCGCGTGGCCATGGTGGACCCCATGACCGAAGCGCGCCTCGTCAACGGCTTCACTGGGCTGTTCAACCCGCAGGCGAAGATCGGCGATCAGTATGAAACGGGCTTGCTCAGCAAGAACACCTTTGGATTCGACTGGTATCGCGATCAGACGATTATCAAGCATGCTACCGGCAACCTTGCGGGTGTCACCGTCAACGGGGCGGGCCAGACAGGAACCGTGTTGGCGGTGTCCGTTGGCTCTGGTGGCGCTCTGACCCTGAACCCCGGCGATGTGTTCACGATCGCAGGTGTCTTCGGCGTCAACTTCACGACTGGCGATAGCACCGCCACCGCGCGACAGTTCACCTATAACGGCACCACGCCTCTCACGATCGCTGCCGGCGCCTCCGGTTCAGTGCCGATTTATCCCGGCATCGTGCCGACGGGCGCTGGTGCGGGGTCGCAGGTTGCTTATGGCACTGTCACGACCTCTCCCGCAGCAGGCGCCGCGCTCACGCTCGCCAATGTCGCAGGCGAGACCTACCGAAGCAACCTGCTTTACGTTCCCGAAGCGTTCACCATGGCTACGGCTGACCTGCCGATGGACAGCCAGCAGGGCGTCGAAATGCACCGCGAGGCGTGGGACGGCGTGTCGATGCGTATGGCCCAGCAGTACAACATCATGACGGATCAGTTCATCACCCGTCTCGACGTTCTGTGCGGCATGGCTCTGATCCGTCCCGAGTAGGTGGTTCGTATGGCCGACGCGATCTGAGGAGAGTGAAAGATGGCCAATCCACGTTACCCCCGCGATCTCTCGCACCCCAACGGCTTCCGAACCGTTACCGTCTACTCTCCCGAGGAAGAGCGCGAGGTAAATATCGCGTTCGCCGCAGCACGCGCCGAGAACGCCGCAGCGCATGCGGCGGCTGTCGATGGGAAGAAAATCGCGCCCTCGCGTAATAGGGAGGGCGTATAATGCCTGACGCAGAAGCTACGGCCTTCGCTGGATATCCGATCAGCCGCTTTCACCCGGTTCATGGGCGGCGCGAGTTTGCATCTCCCAATGATTACGCTTTGGCAGGTGGAGACGATGGAGACTGGCGCTTCACCAGTGCAGGTGGCGCCGATCAGGCCCGCACTCATACCGAGGCGCTCCTCGTCATCCGCATGAACGAGGACCGTGCGCTCGAAGCCCTCAAGGCGGAGGGAAACGTCGTCTCCAACAGCGTGCAGGCAGATGAATCTGCGCGCTCTGGGTACCCAGAGCCTGGCGTGGTCACGCAAGGCTGATGTCAGGCTCCCAGACTAGCGCCGGGGCGCAGAATGGCACGCCCGGCACGTCTGGGTATCTGGTTTCCGATCTGGTGGGGCTTGCGCTTCGTCAGATCGGTGTCGGCGCTTTGGGTACGGCGCCCAGCGCAGCCGACATCTCGGATGGAGTGATGCACCTGAACATGCTCCTCGCCAAATGGCAGCAGGAGAAGTTCCTCGTCCCAAATCTCGTAGATATCCCGCTCATGAGCACGGGGACAAGCGTCTATTATGTCGGGCCCGGCGGTGACTTCGACGTGGCAAATCGCCCAGCGCGCATTGAGGCGGCCTATGTTCGTCTGGCGACCTCTCCTGGGTTTCAGCAATCAGACCTGGGTGAATTCGCGCCAACAGACTTTTCGGGTTCGGATTTCGACACACCGAATGATGGCCTGGGTGCCAGTGGGAACCAGAGCCCGCTTTATTTCCCTCTGGCGCTCATTTCCTCGTATGAAGAGTATGCCGCAATCGGTCTCAAAGGGCTGCGAACATGGCCGAGTGCAGTCTATTATTCCCCATCATTCCCTCAGGGGGAGTTGCGCTTCTTCCCAATTCCGCAGGGTTCGATGTGGGAGTTGCACATCGTTATCAAGGATCAGCTTGCGCATTCGCTGCAAGCATCCGACCCGATAAACCTGCCTCAGGAATACTGGGATTTGATCATGTGGACGCTTGCGGTTCGGCTGGCCCCATCTTACGGCCAAGAGGCCAGTCCTACCGTCGCTATGATGGCGCGTTCGGCCCTACAGGTTGTCCGAAATGCTAATCAGCAGATTCCAAGAGTTCAAATGCCCATAGCGATCGGGCCGCGTGGGAACAGCGTCGGCAACCCGTGGTGGATCTATACAGGAGGGTTTTGACCCATGCGCTTTACCTTACTTGCGCTTCTGGCGTTGGTGCCCACAGTCGCGCTGGCTCAGTCGACGCCGCAGATGGACAGGCGTGTCACATTGTCTGGGCCCACTGGCCTGAACTGGGCGATGGGTACGAAAGTCGACGTGCAGAACGGATCTCTGAAAAATCCGACCGAGACAGGCGGCACCTATGACGGCTTTACTCTTGGCGCAAACACGCCGGGCGTCGGGACTTTCAAGGCATTAACAATTCCATCTGGAGGATCGGTATCAGGTGATTTCAGCGCCGCCACACTGACACAGCCATCTAACGTTTCGAAAATGACGCTTCAGGGGTTGCTGAACAACCTCGGTATTGTCCCTGATGCGTATGTGCAAACGGGAGACAACGGGGACTGGGCATTAGCGATAAACCGCGCGTCGGTCGCCGCGTGCTCGTTAGGTGTTCCCGTTAGATTTCAGAGCCACACCTACGCGCTCGCATCCACGGCATCACCCCAGTGCGTAGGACAAATGTGGATCGGTCAGAAGTGGACGGAAAGCCTTGGTACACATGGAACCTGGTTTTCGATAAGCGACCCGGCGATAAACCCGTTACAGGTGCGGTTCGGGGCGGTAGTCATTGACTCGATCGCATTCGCTCAGTCGCACCCTGCCCCCAGCGCGACATATCCCACAGCATGGCAGCCAACGACGTATCAGCCTGTCATTCAGGTGTTGGGCGCGACAGGTGTCTCACTGCGAAACATTTTTTTGGACGGTGTCTATGCCGGTATTTTTGCCGATGGTAGCGGGCGGCTTACACTGGATAATATTTATGGGCAGGTCTTCAATAAAGGTATCGTGGTTCAGCATTCACTCGATAGCGATCATTACGGGCATATTCATTTCTGGCCATACTGGTCATCGAACCCCAACGTTCTCGCCTATACAGCGACTAACCTGGTTACATTTCTAACAGGCAGAGTCGACACAGCCTTTCTGACTGACATGTTTACCTACTCGGCGAATGTGGGTCTGGAGTTGGCAGAAGACACCGCAAC